CAAATATTAATGGATCAGATCAGACCATTCCCACCAACTGATTTATTGACCAAGCTGAAGAAGAGGAAGCAATCCGTTTAATACCGGCACCAGACCTAAAGAAATGGGTTGTGGCCAACTACTTAACTATTGGGGGTCCTATTTATAATCCAGATCATGATCATATTGCTGAGCTGCTTCATGATAATGACGAGTTTTTAGCATTCGCGTGGGCCTCTTCTGCATATAAAAGCAAGCAAGCTATGGTGTTAGGCCAGTGCGAAAAAGTCATGTTCAATGTTGGTGGCTGGCGTAAAGCTCGACAAGAGCAACAGATGCGTGATTGGTTTGGTTTTGTACCTACTTATTTAATAACTGTCGACGCTTCTTTCTGTGAGCGTGCAAACGATACAGAGTTCTGTTACTTACTTGAACATGAGCTTTACCACATTGGAGTGATGAGAGACGAGGACGGAGAAATTGTTTATAGCGATAGTTCTGGTCTTCCTAAGCACTATCTTGCTGGTCATGACGTTGAAGAGTTTATTGGCGTAGTTAAACGTTATGGACCAAGCAAAAATGTTAAGCGACTTATTGAAGTCGCAAAAAATCCGCCGTTTGTTTCGAATCTTGATATTTCAAAATGCTGCGGCAACTGTGTAATCAATTGAGCCTAATGGCTCTTTTTTTGCCCATTTTGTTATACGTAGTTATACGATGAGGAAGTTATGGCGACACTAAAAGAGCCTGTGAAAATCTTTATAGTTCAGTCTCTTGCTTGTCGTGATACACCTCAAGAAGTGGCTGAACTCGTAAAACAAGAGTTTGGCGTTGATATAGATCGTGTTCAAGTTGCAACTTATGACCCTACAAAGGTTGCTGGTAAGAACTTAAGCAAAAAGTATGTCGAACTATTTGAAAAAACCAGAGATGAGTTTGATAAAGGCTTAATTGATATTCCAATTGCTAATAAGTACTACCGATTGAAGCAATACCAAAGACAACTTGAGAAGACTAGAAACGTCAAAACAGCCTTAAAAATTCTTGAGCAAGCCGCTAAAGACATTGGTGGTCAATTTACTAATCGCCAAGAAATTACAGGCAAAGACGGCGGACCAGTCCAAACAGTTAATTCAGAAATTCCAGTTCCAATGGAAGATTACTTAAAAGCGCGGAGGGAAGTCTTAGATGAGTACTGATGCGGCTCGGGATAAAGCCATCCGGATCGAGGCGCAAGAAGATTTATATTTCTTCACAAGGTACATGTTTAAGGAGCGCCGTGGTTATAAATGGATGCAAAATTGGCACCACTTAGAAATCTGCGAAGCTTTAATGAAAGTTTATCGCGGAGAGATAAAGCGGTTAATTATTAACGTTCCACCACGATATTCTAAAACTGAAATTGCTGTAATTAATTTCATGGCTTGGTGTTTTGGTAAGAATCCAGACTGTGAGTTTATTCATATCAGTTACTCGGCAATGCTTGCCGCAAATAATGCCTTCCAAATACGAACTCTTGTACAAGAAGAGGCGTATAGAAAAGTCTTTCCTGAGCTTACATTGCGTGATGATAGTAAGGCTAAAGACTTCTGGAGAACTTCTCAAGGCGGTGTCTGCTATGCGACAGGTACAGGCGGTACGATTACTGGTTTTGGTGCAGGAAAACTTCGTAAAGGCTTTGGTGGCTGCATTATTATTGATGACCCACATAAAGCACATGAAGCTTCATCAAAAACTATTCGAGAAGGGGTAATTGATTGGTTTCAGAACACACTCGAATCGCGTACTAACTCGCCAGATACGCCGATCATTGTGATTATGCAGCGACTTCATGAAGATGATTTAGCTGGATGGTTGCTAGGTGATAGAAAAGACGGCGTTCCTGTAGCTGGTGGTAACGGTGAAGTGTGGGAGCATCTATGTCTTTCAGCTATTCAGGAAGACGGATCCGCACTGTGGCCAGCAAAACACAATATCCAAAAATTGAGGCTAATGGAGCAAGCAGCACCATATGTATTTGCCGGGCAGTACCGACAAATGCCATCACCGCCAGCAGGCGGTTTTTTTAAGCCCGACAATATTCAAATTGTTGATGCTTTGCCTGCGGATGTAGTGAAACAAGTTAGGGCTTGGGATTTTGGGGCTACCGAAAATGAGGGCGACTTTACAGTAGGTGTGCGAGAAGCTCTAGGCGCAGATGGTTTTACTTACATTGTCGATGTAACTAGAGGACAGCTTGGACCTGACAATGTGAATAAGCGCTTAGAACAAACAGCAAAAATAGATGGGAAAAAAGTTTCTGTGCGTCTACCACAAGATCCCGGTCAAGCTGGTAAATCACAAGCTAGTTCATTTGTGAAGCTTCTTGCGGGTTATAGCGTGATAGCTAAGCCAATTTCAGGTGACAAGCTTACACGTGCACAACCATTTGCGGCCCAAGTTAACGTAGGAAATGTACGAATGCTCAAAGGTGAATGGAATAAGGATTTTATTGATGAGCTTCGTCATTTTCCTAATGGCACACATGACGACCAAGTGGATGCAGCTTCAGATGCGTTTAATGAATTACATGAAGGTTTTGAAGCCTTCTTTGCTGATATGGGATTTGCTCGATGAGTGATGTAACTTTTCAACATGCTGAATATGTTAAGAACTTGCCATACTGGCAAAAACTTGATGATGTTTGTGAAGGTGAAGATGCAGTTAAGGCTAAAGGTGAAAAATATTTGCCGATGCCAAATGCACATGATAAATCACCTGCAAATAAAAGCGCTTATGAGGCTTATCTTACCCGTGCAGTCTTTTATGAAGTAACAGGGACTACATTAAATAGTTTAGTTGGTGCAGCTTTTGCAACCGATCCAAGTTTTAAATTTCCTCCGGAACTTGCTCATTTAGAACGTAATGCAAATGGTGCTGGTTTAAGTACTTATCAATTGGCTCAAAATGGAATTCGCCATTTATTGAAGCATTATCGTTGTGCTTTATATGTAGATTATCCTGATGTGCCGCCAGCTCGTAATCTAGCGGAATTTAAAGCACAAAAAGCCTATCCGATGATTCATTTACTAAATGCCCTTGATGTAGTGAATTGGGATTCAGTAATGATCGATAACCAGAAAAAGCTTTGCTTAGTGGTTATACGTGAATTTAAGTCTGAGCGCGGTGCTGATGGATTTAGTAAAACCGAACAAGAGCAATATCGTGTACTTCGTTTAGAGCAAGAGGGAAATGGGGAATATATTTATTCCGTTCAGGTGTACACAAAGGGTGAAAAGGGTAACTGGGTTGGCGGAGAGAAGAAGTTTCCAACAGATTACAACGGGAATTTCTGGACCTATATACCTTTTACATTTGTAGGTGCAATTGATAATTCAGAAGAGATTAAAAAGCCACCATTACTTCCTTTGGCTAATCTCAATTTAGCCCATTACAGAGACAGTGCGGACTTTCAAGAGTCCGTTTTTTATATGGGGCAACCTCAATATTATGCGAAGGGTGTTAATTGGGAGTGGTATGACCAAGCCAAGAAACGTGGCATCTACATTGGAGCGAAAGTACTTTTGCCTTTACCTGAAAATGGTGGTTTAGGAATTGTACAAGCCGACCCTAATACTCTTGCCCGGGAAGCGATGAAAGATAAGTGGGAAAAAATGAAGGAGATGGGGGCGCGTTTAATTGAGAAGGGCTCGGGAAGTAAAAAGACCGCTACCGAAGCGAATAGTGATGACGCCGTTCAGCATTCAGTTCTTTCGCTCTGTGTCGTTAATATGAATGAAGCCTTGTCAGCAGCATTACGATGGGCTGCTAAGTTTGTAACGCCTAATGTGGATGTTCTAACTAAAGATGATTTGATGTTCGAAATCAGTCAAGAATTTAACAAACAGGGTTATTTAGCTGAGTTAGCTCGACAGTTATTTGAAGCAGCTCTACAAGGCCGATCTTCATTTAAATCATGGTGGGAATACAACCAAACAGGTATGTTCCCTAAACAAAAATATGAAGAAGAGCTTCAGAATGTTGAAGCAGAGCAAGATGGGACTTTAAATCAAAAGGTAGAGTGAGATGGCAACAGATATCAAAAAACTATTTGAAGTACTCACTCAGCACCAGGCCTATCTTTATCGTGCTTCATCAAAAACGGTAAATGAGTTATTGGCTTTATTCAATGATGATACGAGCAAGATGCTATCTAAGCTTCGGGATTTATTGGATGAGCTTAATGAGTCGGAGAAAGTTGCTTTAGCTGGTGGTAAATATACAACTTCAAATTTAAGGGAAATTAGGGATTTGATTGCCCAATGGTTTGCCAGTGTTAATTTAGCATTACCTGAAGCTTTTGCCGTTTCTGCTACGGCGCTGGCTGTTTATGAGGCCAATTACGTAGCTAAGCTCTATGGAGCAAAAATTAATAAGCCTGATGGGGAAAAACTATTCTTATCCGCTAAAAAAGTTCCGTTGGCAGGTGGCGCTCTTGTCGATGATCTGCTTTCAAGAATTGCTGAAAGTGCCCGTCAAAAGGTTGAGTATGCAATTCGAGATGGTATTAATTCAGGCAAAACTAACCAAGAAATTGTTCAGCGTATTCGTGGTACCAAACGGCTTAACTATGAAGATGGGATCTTAAATGGTACCAAAACTGATATTGAGCGAACGGTAAGAACTGTGCGAAGTCATGTAGCTAATCAAGCCTATCTAAATAGCTTCAACCAAATTGGCTTTGAATATGTCCGATTTGTTAGCGTTTTAGATGGACGAACTTCTAAGCTTTGCGCTTCATTAGATGGTTCAGTGTGGGAAATAAATGATCCGGCAAAGCGAGTGCCGCCGTTACATCCTAACTGTCGCAGTATCTTGGTTCCGGTCGAGAAGGACGGTCAACTTGTTGGCGAACGGCCATTTGTAATGGACGAACGTAGAGTTAAAGACATCCCCAAAGAAGAGCGAAGCCAGTTAATAGGACAGTTAGATGCAAACACCACATTCAAAGAGTTCTTTAAGAAAACAGATGATTTCTTTCAAAGGGAGTGGCTAGGGCCAAAGCGCTTTAAGCTCTATAAAGATGGGAAATTTGATTTTGATAAGTTCTTTGATCCTGAAGGCCGTTTCTATAGCTTAGATGATTTGAGAAAGTTGGATGAAAAAGCTTTTAAAAAGTTGGGTCTGTAATTTTTCTTATGTTATATTTTTTAAAACATCAGAATTTATACAATATGAAAACAATAGCTTTTGTATGTCTAACCCTAATTTCCATCACTTGTTTAGCTGAACCAAGTCAAAAATATCTTAAAGAATATGATCGATTGTCTGAAGCTTTGGAGTCAGCAATGGCAAATGCATATTCTTTTGATCCTGCAACTGGTCAAGTAAAACAGG